ATGAGAGCTTTAACAAAAACAGAAGTATCTCCAATATATAAAACTAACTATTGGGATAGAGGAAAATGTGATGATTTACCTAGTGGAGTGGATTGGTCTGTTTTTGATTGGGGCGTTAATAGTGGCATGGGCAGGGCAGCAAAAGCGTTACAGCTTATCGTTGGCTCTACTGTTGATGGTGGTATTGGCCCTAACACGCTCAGAGATGTAGCTAAACATAAACCCCATGATATTATTGTAAATATGCATCAAGCACGACAAAAGTTTTACGAAGGACTATCTACTTTTTCTACCTTTGGTAAAGGATGGTCACGCAGAAACAATGAGACATTAGAAACAGCATTAGAAATGGCAGGAGAATAACAATGAAAAATAAATGGATATGGATAGGGTTAGCTCTTGCAGTATTTATAATTGTTATGTTTTATGGAACTAGTAAATTAATGTGTACTCCACCGTGTCTTTAAATGCAAAAGGAGTTAACACCTCAACAAAAGTCTACAATGACATGGAGATGGACAGCATTAATACTTTACCTTCTGATATGTTTTTATGACTTTATGTTTTGTCCTATATGGTACGGACTGAATAGGCCAGATATATCTGACTTTATGGAAATAATAAACTCAACAACAGAGCCAATGATACAAATGGAATTAATGAAAAAACTAACAGGACAACATAGTCCATTTACTTTAATGGGTGGTGGTTTATTTCATTTAGCATTTGGGGCAATACTAACAGGATCTGCATTTGCAGAGAAAGGAAAATAATATGGCAAAAGGTGTACAACACTATTATAAGGATGGTAGAAAATATAATGGAGAGACTCATAAGATGTCTGATGGCTCCTTACATACAGGTAAAACACATACTAAGGGTTCTAAAGTTGTGGTTCATTTTAAAGATCTTTCAAAGAAAGCAAAAGAAAAAGCCAGAGGTTCCAAAGTACCTAGCAGGAAGAAAAAATAATGGCACGTGAGTTAACTGAAAAACAACAAAAGTTTTTAGCTGTTTTGTTTGATGAAGCAGGTGGTGATGTTTTAACTGCAAAAAAACTAGCTGGGTATTCAGATACATATAGCACAACAGACGTTGTTAATAGTTTAAAAGAAGAAATACTAGATTCTACACAAAGTTTTATGGCACGTAACGCACCAAAAGCTGCAATGGCTATGGTTGGTGGTCTGTATGATCCTACAGAACTAGGTATTAAAGATAAAATGATTGCGGCAAAAGAACTACTAGATCGTACGGGTTTAGTAAAAACAGAAAAATTACAAGTAGAAGCAAAGGGTGGAGTTATGTTAATGCCACCTAAAGTTGTAGAAGATGACGAATAGAAGTTTAGGTAAATGGAAGCTACCACAACCTATAGATCTACAAGAAGACAATGAATGGGTAAAAGTACCTAGAATATCTAGAACAATTCCTTTTGGTTATGAGCTAGACACAAACGATAATAAAATATTAATACCCATACCCGACCAATTAGACAAACTAGACAAAGCAAAAAAGTATTTAAAACAGTACTCATATCGTGAAGTAGCGAACTGGTTGACAACAAATACTGGTAGATCTATATCTCACGTAGGTTTAAGAAAACGGTTGGATAATGAAAGAAGTAGAAAACACAAAGTTAGAAGCTTACGCCAATGGGCAGACTATGCGGAAAAGGCAATCGCCAAGGCGAAAGAAATTGAAGAAAGTCGTATCGGAGCCAAAGAAGCAGCAGCCATCTAAAATAGTAGAAGTAACAAGAAATACTACTATTAAACGTATGGAAGAAGATAACAATGTAATCTTCAAACCAAACGATGGTCCACAAACAGACTTTCTAGCGGCAAGTGAACGAGAAGTATTATATGGTGGCAGTGCTGGTGGTGGTAAATCCTATGCAATGCTTGCAGACCCTCTGAGGTATATGGGGCATCCTGCGTTTAGTGGTCTACTACTACGACACACAACGGAAGAGTTACGTGAACTTATATTCAAATCACAAGAGATGTACCCCAAGATATGGCCCGGAATCAAATGGTCTGAAAGAAAGATGCAGTGGACCGCGCCATCTGGCGCAAGGTTGTGGATGTCGTATCTTGATAGAGAAGACGATGTCTTGCGTTATCAGGGTCTGGCATTTAGCTGGATAGGCTTTGACGAATTAACTCAATGGGCCACACCATATGCATGGGATTACATGCGGTCTCGTCTACGGTCTACTGCACCTGACTTACCTATCTTTATGAGGGCAACTACAAACCCCGGAGGTAGAGGACATCACTGGGTTAAAAAAATGTTTATTGACCCTGCGATACCAAACAAGGCTTTTGAAGCTACAGACATAGAAACTGGAGAAGCATTAAAGTATCCAGCAGGACACGAAAAAGCAGGTATATCTTTATTTAAACGTAGATTTATACCAGCACGACTAAAAGATAATCCATACTTAGCAGAAGCAGGTGACTATGAAGCAATGCTTTTGTCACTACCAGAACAGCAAAGACGACAGCTACTAGATGGTGATTGGGATATTAAAGAAGGCGCAGCCTTTACAGAGTTTAATAGAGACTTACATGTTATTGAACCATTTGATATACCAAGTAACTGGGTAAGATTTAGAGCCTGTGACTATGGATATGGAAGTAAATCTGGAGTAGTATGGTTTGCTTGCGCCCCTAATGAACAGTTAATTGTTTACAGAGAACTGTATGTAGGTAAAGTACTAGCTACAGATTTAGCAGATAAAATACTGGAGTTAGAAGCAGGTGATGGTACTATTAGATATGGGGTTCTGGATAGTTCTCTTTGGCACAAAAGAGGGGATACTGGGCCTAGTCTTGCAGAGCAGATGGTAAGTAGAGGTTGTCGTTGGAGACCTTCAGATAGAAGTAAAGGATCAAGGGTAGCAGGTAAAAACGAAATACATAGACGCTTACAAGTTGATGAGTTTACAGAAGAACCAAGGCTTGTTTTCTTTAATAACTGTACAAATATAGTTTCACAATTACCAGCTATACCATTGGATAAAAAGAATCCAGAAGATATTGATACTCATAGTGAAGACCACTTGTATGATGCACTAAGATATGGTATTATGTCAAGACCAAGGTTTAGTATATTTGACTATGATCCACACGGAAGACCCCAATCTAGTATGCCAATGGCAGACAAAACTTTTGGATATTAAAGGTATTATAAATGGCAGAAGATCAAGAATTTACAGATGACGAACAAGTAGTATTAGAAGACTCTGAAGACTCAGGAGTAGATGATGCTAATATTAGTGGTATTATACCCTTTGTCATGGATAGATATAAACGTGCTGATGACTACAGACAGCAAGATGAAGATAGATGGTTAAGATCCTATCGTAACTATAGAGGTATCTATGGATCTGATGTTCAGTTTACTGAAGCAGAAAAGTCTAGAGTTTTTATCAAAGTAACAAAAACAAAAACACTTGCAGCCTACGGACAAATTGTAGATGTATTATTTGCAAGTAATAAATTTCCGCTTACTGTAGAACCAACAGTATTACCTGAAGGAGTTGTAGGTGATGTACACTTTGATCCAAAAGAACCAGAGCAACTTAGAAACTCAGAATTAGATGAACCTGTAAGTCCTTATGGATTTATGGGAGATGGTAAAGATGTACCTGCAGGAGCTACAGCACGAACATTATCAGAAAGTTTAGGACCATTAGGAGATAAATTAGACGATATTGAGGGTGTAAGAGCAGGTGTGGGTAAAACTCCTACGGCTGTAACTTTTAGTCCAGCTATGATTGCTGCAAAGGCAATGCAAAAGAAAATACAAGACCAACTAGAAGAGTCTAGTGCTAATAAACATTTACGTAGTACAGCATTTGAGATGGCATTATTTGGCACAGGAATAATGAAAGGTCCATTTGCTGTAGATAAAGAATACCCTAACTGGGATGAAGAAGGTGAATACTCACCAAGAATTAAGACTGTACCACAAGTATCTCATGTATCTGTTTGGAACTTTTATCCAGATCCAGATGCAAACAACATAGATGAAGCACAGTATGTAATTGAACGTCATAAGATGTCTCGTTCACAGTTAATTGGATTAAAGAAACGTCCTTACTTTAGAGCTTCAGTAATTGATGATGCAATTATGCAAGGCACAAATTATACAAAAGAATCATGGGAAGACGATTTATCTGACTATGCACCTGAATATGGAGTAGAACGCTATGAAGTCCTTGAGTATTGGGGTATGTGTGATTATGCTATGTTGGTGGAGCAGGGTATTGAAATACCTGAAGAGCTTGACGGAGTTGACGAACTACAGGCAAATATATGGATTTGTAATGGTAAACTTTTGCGTATGGTACTTAATCCATTTAAACCTGCTACCATTCCTTACATGGCTGCGCCCTATGAACTAAACCCATACTCTTTCTTTGGTATAGGTATTGCAGAAAACATGGACGATACCCAAACACTTATGAATGGGTTTATGCGTATGGCTGTAGATAATGCAGTACTGAGTGGTAACTTACTTATAGAAGTAGATGAAACAAACTTAGTTCCGGGCCAAGACTTATCCGTATATCCCGGCAAAGTATTTAGACGACAGGGTGGCGCACCCGGACAGGCTGTGTTTGGTACAAAGTTTCCAAATGTAGCAGGAGAAAACTTGCAGCTATTTGATAAGGCACGTGTACTCGCAGATGAAAGTACAGGGATGCCATCATTTGCTCATGGACAGACAGGTGTATCTGGTGTAGGTAGAACTGCATCAGGTATTTCTATGTTAATGGGTGCTGCTGCAGGTGGTATTAAAAATGTAATTAAGAATGTAGATGACTACTTACTACGACCACTGGGTGAAGGACTGTTTAGATTTAACATGCAGTTTGACTTTGATCCAGCTATACGTGGTGACTTAGAAGTAAAGGCACGTGGTACAGAAAGCCTAATGGCAAATGAAGTACGTAGCCAAAGACTTATGCAATTTATGCAGGTATCTTCCAGCCCAGCACTTGCACCCTTTGCTAAGTTTCAATATATTATTAGAGAGATTGCTAAGTCTCTTGACCTTGACCCTGATAAAGTAACA